TGGAGTGCAAAGCATCCATATGTCACCATCTTTTCCTACTCCGGCCATGCCAGCAGTCTTGCCGTCAGGCACTGTGAAATACACGTAGGATGGGTTCTGAGACATCAGAAATGGAAGGAGGGTAGGATCTATCCCATGGCCTTCTTCGACCTCTCTGAGGTCATCTGGACGGAGGTTAGAGGCCACTTCTGTAGCAGCCTCCACTGTGATTGGGTGTATGTAATTAGACACGATTGTAAAATCTAGGTGAATAGTCTCCTTCCCAAGACAAAGCTCGAAGAGTTGCAGGGGCAGGGTGACTGGATTTTAAAGTTATTTCTACGTTTTCATTCTTTTCGTAGACAGGTACGGTTTGAATATGTTCTTCCAAATATGGAGCATCAGATACTTGATACTCATTTAATAATGCTGAATCGTAAACATCAGGGTAGTCAGCTTTACCAAGGCGTTTAAGATTACTTTCGTATAAACCTATTTTACCAAAATGAAACTTTACTCGATGTACTACAAGAGATGAGTTAACATCTGCTTGAAACTTATCTCCTGACCCTTTTATAGGATATATCTGTGGAAACTCTACTAAGTACTCGTATAGATAACCTATACTCAAAGTAGCACTAGACCAGTTTCCGGGGACAGTAAAGCTTGTTGTACTGCCTTGAACCATAGTAACTTTAGCATAACGTCCAACACGTGCTGCGTCTTCGTTAGTATCAACTAAAACTAAATCATAGTTAGGTGTAGTTACATTTGGTATCCAAGTGACGTTACTGAATGTTGTAAGTTGTGTATTTGAATCATAAACACCACCACTAATTGTAGTTCTATTATCAAGATGTATTAGATAATTAATATTATCTTGTGTAATACTTGGCTCTAAATCAGACTGGATAATCCTGATACACTGCAAGAAATTATCAGTATCAATAAAGTAGTATTCATCGTTTATAATAAAATGATACTTTAGTGGATTATTTAACTTCCATTTAAACCATGCAGCTTGCTGTCTTTTATCTCCAATATTAAAATATTTATAACCAAATACAATGTCAGAGTTTTCTTTACCCATCAAGATAAGGGAGTTTTCTCTTGAGTTTGTAAGTAAACTTAAATCTTTGGGTAACAATGATGGGACAAGTTTACTGCTTTCAACTACAGTAGGTTCGCCTTCTCTCGCAGTATTAGCCATTTCATTGAATCGACTAAACTTACCTGAGTTATCAATATACGCAACAGTAGTACCTAATGATATAGGCGGTACGTTTTGATTATAGTTGTATGTAGATACACTTCTTAACTTAGCAGTATCAGGATTTAATACTGTATCATCTGAAGATAGCAAGAACTGTTGATTTGAACTGAATACAAGAAGACCAGCATTGATTTCGATTCCATCAAATAAATCAGAAGGGAACATGGATGACGATGAAATATCAACTGGATCATTTGCGGCTACTGTTAGTGCAGATTCAGCAAAGAAGTCAGGTTTACCAAGAGTACCGGGTTGTGAAAGTATAACGTTTTCTCCGGACAATACAGCCAATCTATTACGGAAAAATAAAACTTTATTTAATCGTTTACCTATAAATGTAGGTAATGGGTTAGTTGTTTCATCTCCTACTCTACGATCTTGATAGAAGAAGCTATCTGTTTTTAAACTAACAGTAAAACTATTATCAGCTGTCCGTTGAATAATTACAGGCATATTAAATAAAGACTTACTGATACGTGGTTTCGCACATTCTGTCCACGTTCCGGATCCATCTAAATCATTCTCACCTTCAAACTTCAGATAGTAATCATCTTCGTCGGCCATTCGTGAGTTTTTAACCTGTACTATATATCCATGTTTACATTGGTCAGGTAGTCTTGTAACATCATTGATTGTACTTTGCATAACTCGCATCAGGTCATCATCTACAACTTCTACATTAAATTGAGTCTCTGATTTTAAATACAAATTACTTCCAATAACTTCACCGGTTATATCATTAGGTAGTTCCGCTACAATACCTCCTAATATATTATCAGCCGAAACTGCTGTATCAGAATCAAATGGAGTAGGAGTTGGTCGAATTAATCCAGAGCTACCATTATTATATTTAGCATTAACTGAGGTCTCTTCGTGGTCAACAACTTCTATGGTAAATAAAGCTATGCGATGACCTACTTCACTGGAAGTTGATCCACCTCCACCCTCTTTAATATCCATACCAACAATAACTTGATCTCCTGTTTCCCAGCCTTCTCCACCATGTAGTAAGGTGATTTCTGGACTATAGGTGCATCGAAAAACACTTGCATTATTTGGTGAATTGCCTTGTTGACCTAAAACTGTAAGTCGGAATATAAGATTTTTTCTTGCGCTAGTTCCTGTTGATGAGGTTGTAACTTGACCATTTGACATTATAACCATACCCGTGCCAGCAGGTGTTATTTTTTGAAAATTAGACCCAGTGCCAGTTAGATCAGTAGCGTTGTTTTGATCGGTGTCTTCAATTAATTGAAAAGTATCAGTCGTAGGATTTTTTATATAATAATCTCTTTTATTTTCTAGTCCAGTTATGACTGTATTCCCGGGAGTCTGTACATGATAAATTACAGGATCATTGGCTTCAAGACCGTGGTTACTTATCGTAATTGTATCATTTGCAGTACTTACTGCACTTGTATTAAAGCTTCCATCATTGTCACCAGATGAAATATTAAATACCTCTGTACCAATACCTTGGCACGCTCCTGAGCCGTTACCTTCCCATAGTGTGTGCTTTACTATTTTAACTCGTGTAGCAGTTTTAAGTGTAACTGTGCCAACACTGTCGTCATTTATATTTAATGCGTACTGTCGTCCGTTTTCAGTTCTTAATAACTGAATCATAGCGAAGTGCTCATCTGGATTATTATCAGTTCGAGGCTCAAATAAAAGTATACCACTTCTTGCGGTTGTAACTGTTCCTCTTATATGTATGTAGATATTATCGTTATCTATCCATGTAACTTGCGGGTTTGTTAATGACTGATTTTCTGTTTGGTGAGTATTATGTGTAACTTTTGTACTCCCATCATTAATATCAATTGTAGTTGCTAGTACATCTTCTCCGGAACTAATATCTTCAGTTAATACTTGAACTTGAAACTCATCTCCTACAGAAAGTCCATGGTCAGGAAAGTTTATAACAACCTCAACAACAGTTCCGGGACTGGTACTTGCAGCAGCTGGTATTGAATACGTACATTTTTGGTTAACTCTAGCTACAGTATGAGGATTATCTGCACTGCGATTATTAACAAAGGTCGTATCATTAATAGTTAAAAATTGTAGCTCTTCATCTGTATCGGTTGCAATGTATGTACAATCATTTTCAGCAATCGTACCACTTGCACTATCAGTTATGGTAAACTGAAACGGGCTGGTTATAGTCATACCAGCAGCACCATTATTACTATTTGGGGTTCCAATATTCTCAGTCTGATTTTCTTCAAGAGTAAATAGGCGACCACTACTGTAGTTAGTGATGTTTGTAATAGTTTTTGGTAGTTCAAAGACTGCACTACCAAAGTTAGTAACCGCCGTAATTTGAGACCCAATTCTAATATTAGAGTCACTGTAGCCTGCTGGTGCTGTTGAAAAAGCTATACTTTTATTATCCTGACCTAAAAACGGATGTACTACTGTATTTGGTATTACTATACTTGTAGAAGCTGCAACAACAGAGTACTCTCCGTCAGTTGCTCCACCTGTAAAATCAAAGGTTCTTTTGTCACCAACTTTTAATCCATGCAATTCTGGATAAGTGTTTACAGTAATAGTGTTTCCACTTCTTGTATATTTAGCCGAGACTTTACGAGTCAGATATTTTTTAATTGCAACTTCACCACCGAGTCCATAAGCTATAGTCGCTTCTGCTCCGTCACTACAACGCCACATCTTAACAGAACCATCTGTCATAACTTGTCCTACATAGGCTCCCTCATTTTCATCTCTAAAATAATGAAACCATGAGCCGTCAGACTGTACGTTAGGTAAAGGTGTAGTTCCTTTTCTTTCACTTCCCGGTCTTTTAAATAGACCAAAAGTTACATCAGGTATAGCGTTTACAGTATCTCTTACCTGTCCCGGAAATTTAAGGTGGTCAGCCTGTTGCGAAATACCACCTGTATAGCTTGGAATAGTTTGTGTAATACCCGCCATTATCTTCTAAGATTCCTCCATGGTTGATAGGTTTGATGTACAGTGTTATCTTCAAACCCAAACATTGTATGATTACCTTGATTACATTCGTACTCCTGTAAAGCTGCTCTTGATTGCTGCTCCTGTACACCTAGTAATCTCACTAGCTGTGGATTAGCGACCAGCTGAGTTGCTGCCATCCTTGCTGCTCTATGAGTTATATGCCTTCTAAAAGGTATTGGTGTATCTTCAAAGGGATATACCTTGACTACATCCAAATCAAAAGTAGCTGGCATGTCAGGAAAGGTATCTTCATGAGTTATCTTATCGTATAGAAAACCACCACGTCTGACAAAATCGAAGGTCTTTCTTGTCCAGTTATCTGGTAAGTCTATTCGTATAACGTCTGCGGCAATCGCTATTTTATTGTTGCCATCTTTTTGAAATGGTTTATGACGCTCTGTATTAAAATGCCAACCTTCTGACTGTACATCTATGTTAGCATCTCTAAGTAAATTAAATATAAATTGTATCTCTGGGTTATCATTTGTGATATTTCCTGTATTAGGATCTTTAAGTTGTGATATTGGTGCTTGTCCGATAGCTCCCAGTATAGAGTTCACTGCGGATAGTTCGGTATCGGTGTCAATAGTTGTGGTAGCCATAAGAAAAAAAAAGGAGGCCGAAGCCTCCGTATAATGTGTAAGTTAGAAAGCAGCGTTTCCAACAGTTGTTGCTTCACCAGCAGCGTTGCGGCTTGTATCCACACCAGCTACGAGTTCAACAGCAGCAGCAGGGTTAAGTGCATCTGCACCCATAGCTAGACGACCTAGGATTACATCACCTTGGTATACCACTGAGATGTCTCCTGATGTTGTCTGAACTTGTGGGCCGATTGCCTCAACACAGCCAGCAGCTTCTTTTTGGAAGATAAGTCCACAGCTGTTTTCAAATGCAGAAGTACCGTTACCATAAGAGTTAACAGTCTTTGTTGCAGATGATCCAGCAGTCTCATCTTGCATAGTAACTTCAACGAAGTCACCTGTTGCTCCGGGGTCTGTAACACCGGGGTTTGTGTTAGATGCAGTACCAAACTTAGTACCAAATCTGCCAAAGAAAGGAATGTTCATTGACTTGTAGATGGTGATACCAGCTATTTCAATGATACCGTTACCAGACTGTAACGCATCTCCTCTCTCATTACGGTTGATTAAACCGTTTCCTTCTACGTTCTGGATAAGTTCGTAGTATTGTCTTGGGTTAAGTACAGCTACTCTACCTTCTTGACCTACTCCTTTCTCATCTAGTGCAGCAGCTGCGTCGTAGAATCCGTTGATTAAAGCAGTTGAATCATATGCAGCACTACCATCGTTAGTACCTGATGCTTTGCTTATACGGATCTGTGTTCCACCGGGCTCTTTAAAGCCATTCTTTGTGATTGGTGAAGCTTGACGTGCAGCCTTTGTGATCGCTCTGAAGATCTTTCTGTCATACTGCTCTGCAAGAGCGTATCCGATCTTTCTTGAGATTTCACCACGTAGATCGTAGTGTGCTAGAGTCTCGTCTAGCTCGTAGACAAACGCAGAACTGATGAGTAAGTCATCAACTGTGATTGTCTTTTCAGCTACTGGAGGTGCTCCATCGGAGTTACCTAGTATGCTGTTGCCGGGTGTGTGATACTCGGCTGATGTTCTTCCTGTGAAGATGAACTGAAGTGACTTACCGTTTGTAAGTGTTCTCTTCATGATAAGGTCACGTGCTATCGTGTTCCTTTGGAAGCCTTTGAACATTTCCCCGGAAAACAATTTAAGGTATAACGCCCTCTTGTCTCCAGCTGAGTTCGATTGACCGGGACTAGTTATACTAGTGGTCAATGTTGAATTTTGTTGTGCCATTTCTAAGAATGATATTGATTTACGTTTCTCAGATCTGAAATTTTTTTGGCCATTTTTTGTGGTCTATCCCACCGTCTAGACGGATCAAGGTATCCTCATATATCCAAGCCCCGTTCCATGCTTGGGTGTCATGCGTCCCTACTTTTTCTTTCGGGATGAACGGACGGTTTTTCTCCGTCTTGAGTGATTATAATTAATCCTCTTACTACTTGTTTTAGTCCGATTGAAGCGAGCTTTCTCGCCCTTAGACATTTCACCTGTAGTCTTGGGTGTCTTAGATGAGACACGCCTAGATGGTCTACAAGCAGGGTAGCCTTTACGCTTCTCACCTTTCTGTCTGCCACAAGGCTTACCAGTTTTAGTGTCGACCCACTTCTCGTCGAACCATCTTTTTAAGCTCATCTTCTTTTGCCTTTAGTATAGCCGGGTGCAGTCTTCTTCTTACCACCAGCTTTGACTTGACCTTTACATACCTTAACACCATAGGCGTTAGCGTATGCAGAAGGGTATACTTTGAATTTTCTTTTGGCAGCTGCTTTACCACGTGGACATAATTTACCCATCAGCGTTTCTTACCTCCATGGCTACAGCCACACTTCTTACCTTTCTTGTGTGCCATCACTCATTAACTTTGTTGATAATTTTGTTCTTATCTCTTGTTTTCTTCTTGATATTTTTATATACATCAAGAGTATCATATGGTAGGGAGAAAATTCGTTGTATAAAAGGTTTTTTATCGCCTTTTGTTTTTCTGACGCTACCGTCTTCTGAATAAGTTTCTGCCATTATGCCTTACCCTTTTTATTTTTCATCATTTTCTTAATCCTTCTCTGCTCCTCGATAGCTTCATCTAGTTTCTGACCACCAGTAAAGTCATCCGACTTGAGTCTCTTGATTAGGTTCTTAAGATTTCTTGGACTAATATCCATAGCAACTTTGTTGCCTTTTCTTTTGCGGACTTTACCGTCCTCGGTGTATGTCATTGCCATGTTAGCAC